CATCGCATGATGCAAAGCCCTTCTTTGTTGAAGCAGCAACTAAATGAACTACTCCAGCATCATCAAAGCATCCTGAAACAAACATTGCACACCATGGTTGGTTATTCATTCCATAACGCTTTCCAAAAATTGTATCGTTATTAGTTCCTTCTGTGTACTTCTCATCAGCATACTTCTTAGCCGCTGCTAATACTTTTGCTGCATTTGGGTGAATTACTTCTGCCATTTTATTTCTCCTTATTGTAATTGACTATACTATAAGTATAGCATTTCTTTATTTGAGCGGATGATCAGAATCGAACTGACCCCTTCTGCTTGGAAGGCAGAGGCACTACCAATATGCAACATCCGCATTGCGCCGTCGGCAGGAATCGAACCTGCGACCAAGACCTTAGAAGAGTCCTGCTCTATCCCCTGAGCTACGAAGGCATTCCTTTAATCGTTTGGAATATCTTCCTCATGCATATTAATCTCTACCAAGCCTAACTCTTTTGCCATTTCATGGCCTTCTTCTGACATTTCTATTGTTGCTTCAAGGTTATCATTATATGTAACCTTTATTAATCCCGCCTCATATAGCTGAACCAATGACCTATCTACATGCTCTTGATGGGCTTCCCATAATTCTGGAGCAATGTATTTTGCTTTTTCTGTAATCTGGAAAATAAATTCTCCATGCTCATCCATACCTGCCAACTCAACTGCACCCATCTCTAGGTACCTTGATAGTTTCTCGTCATCATCCATGCGATCTCCTTGTGCAACAAGTAGGACTTGAACCTACGATTACCGAATTATGAGTTCGGGGCTTTAACCAACTAAGCTATTGTTGCTTAGTAATCTATTGTATCGTGCCATCTTCATTCTTGTCAATAGTTTCTTCTACAATTTGCTGCACATATTCAGAAAAATGCTTTCTAACATTTCCCATAGGCCTGTACCCAGCAGATTTCCAAATTCTTTTATATTCAATTACATTAGTAAATGTAGTTGGACATAATACTATTCCATTATACTCTTTTAATACTGTTGGCAGTGGAACATGTTTACCACAGCATTTACATTCCTTGGCTTTTTCTTGATAAGTGCTCATATTATTGTCATCCTGTCCATTGCATCTCTTAAGTTTTCTGGCATTCTTGGTGCCCTTATCATATTATATGATTCAGTCTCTCCATCATTTTTTGTTCCGAAGTCATTATCGTAACTCATAGACTCATATGTATGTATATTTATTTCTTCGTTTGTATCAAACTTACTTCTGCTTATAGCATTATAAATAGCTCCACAAACTGCGTCCGCCAAGTCTTTTGAACCTTTTCTTGGGTG